GACATAAAAGAAAAATTATTTAAAGATTTAGGAGATAATTTCATGTTTGATCGTTTTATGCGTAATTTTTATTCAACAGCTAACACCCAAGTCCCTAGTGATCAGAAATCGTTTGCACAATTTTGTTATGGAGACATGATATCATGTCGTGATCAATTCGATCCAAATCAATCTATTGCCTGCGAACGAGATGATTTCCGTAAATATCCAGGGTATTAATTTTAGTTTATTTAAAATAATTTATTTATATTTTATATACAATGGCTTATGTTCATGATTATACATTCAATAATATGTCTAGGATAGGAAACGACGAGGGTTCTCAATATCAAGGAAATATTCAAAATACAAAACACAATAATTATTTATTAACAAATCATTTTTCTAATGATTGCATGATGAGAGATCCAATGAATTTAGCATTATCACAACCAAGTATGAATTACAAGGGGGGTTCTCATGTAGGAGCCGAAGGATGTAATATTGATACAAGTTCTGAACTTTTACTTGGTTCTATGTTGACTCATCCAAAATGCAAATTAAGTCTTTACAAAAGACCTTTTGCTACTGTGCCTTACTTAGGAAGAGGTGCGGCAAATCCTGATATGGAAAGTCAATTACAACAAGGTGATTTAAACATTAACAGAAAAAGTGTAAATCCTTTAATGGAACAATCTTATGCTCCTGTTTCCCAAACACCATTGATTCCTTCTGTAGCCGCTACTATTAGTAACCCTGCAAATTTGGTTGAAGGAGTGGCAGCTGATGGATGGATCCGCGGTGGATTACCTTCTCGTGAATTAACAAAAGATAATGAATACTTTAAAAAGAATATGTAATTTAATTTAATAATAATCTTTTCCCCATAACAGTTTATTCTTGGGAATCAATCTCTTTGGTATTAAAGAGGCATCTGTGGTTTCATTATTATTAGATTTTTTTATAGAATATAACATTTTATTTTCTCTCAAAATTGATTTTGAAAATAAAAACAAATACCAAAAACTATTCATTATAAATAATTATCATATTTCATTTTAAATTGTTTCTTATTTTAGAAAATAAATAAAAATTGATGTAAGATTATTATTAATTATTAAAAGAAATAAATGTGGGTTCCCAAAAAATTAAAATATGAAGACCAAATAGGTAAAATAGCAAGGGTTTATTATTTTAAAGAAGAAAATTATACCGAAGGACAATTACTAGGAATTCAAAGATTAAACAGGGTAGAATATGGGATTCAAATTTTGGATGAAAATAAATATACTATTCATTCATTTATTTCAAATGTGATTAAAAAAGTAGAAATAAAAAATATTGCAGTTAAAAAAGAATTATTTAATTTTTGTAGTCAATATTTAATTGAAGATATACATCATTTAGTAAGTGAATATTCGGATAATTTTGTTGAAATCTAGAATTTATAATATTTTAGTTTAGTTTCAATTAAAGACAAAATGAAATGAATAATTAATATGAATCATATTTTGGATATTGAATCATTATCTGTTTCTGAAATAAATAATATATTTTCAAATGCATTACAATATAAAAAAGGGAAAGTCGTAGATTTATTAAGTAATAAAATTGTTGCTACTATTTTTCTTGAACCTTCAACTAGAACACTATTTTCTTTTCAATGTGCTTGCTATCGTATGAATGGAAATATAATTAATTATGAACATTCTACATCAAGTTCGAAAAAAGGAGAGTCTTTTGAAGATACAATAAAGACTATTTCACAGTATGTAGATATTATTGTTCTTAGACATCCCGAAAAAAGCAAAGTCCATTATTATGCATCCAAATCTTTTGTACCCGTTATTAATGCTGGAGATGGAAATGGAGAACATCCAACTCAAGCACTGTTAGATGTTTTTACCATGCAAAATTATGTAATGTTTCAACAACCTAGGAAAATTATTAAAATAGCATTTGTAGGAGATTTAAAAAACGGAAGAGCGGTACATTCAACTGTTAAATTATTAGATAGATTATATGATAATGTTGAATTTTATTTTTTTTCAAATGAAATGTGTAATATGGAAACAAAGAATATTCAAAATCCTTTTTATATAAAACAAGAGTTGGAAAAAGAAATCCATCAGATAGATATATTATACATGACTCGTATTCAAAAGGAAAGAAATGAAGAATTAAACAAAATTGAATATAATAATATTTTGACTAGAAAAATAATGTCACATGCAAAAGAATCAATGATTGTATTGCATCCTTTACCAAGAAATAATGAAATTGCTGTAGACATAGATGATGATCCAAGGTGTAAATTTATAGAACAAATGAAAAATGGGATGTATGTCCGAATGGCAATTTTGGAACATGTAAATCAAAAATAATCATATAAAAACAATCATTTAATATAAATATTATGTACCAATCTAAAATAAAGGTGGAATATGAAACAGATGATGAATATAGAATGAATCTTTTAAAAGTGTTTGATAAAACTCCAAGTGATTTAACAAATGAATTATTCGACTTATTGATTGATGAAATAAATTTGATATATAAAGAAATAGAAAACAATAGCAAACTTGTAAATTTGTGTAAAAAAGCAGGTACAAATTATATATTTACCGAAGGAGAAGATGGAATAATTTTTCTTTTTTCATATACTATTTTATAGATTTTCATAAATGTTTGTTTGATTTTTATGAATCAGGGGATGTAACAGATGAAAATTATAATAATTTATTGAAAAAACTTGAAAAATAAATGTATGTTTATATTAATATGACTTCAACAAGAAATAAAAATACAAATGGAGATTATTATTTAGAGCAACGAAATCATCGTTTAGCAGAAAATTACTATTTAAATAGTCAAATGATTCCTCAAAAACCAGCAATTCCCGGTAAAGGATATGGAACAACAACCAAAATGATGAATAATGAACTTTCTCATAATCATACAGATATAGAATCATCTTTGCTAGGAATAGGTTCATCAAATTTAGTAAAATCCAAACCCAATGTCATTCCTCAAATTAAAAAACTACCTCAAATTTCATTTTTTAAGGAAGAGCAAACAATTTTGCCTAATCCTCTAGTTATAGAAAAAAATCAAAGACACGCTTTTCAATAAAATATTTATTAATATTATATATTATGAAATTAACCAATATTAAAAGTAGTCCAAGTAGAATTGCAAAAAATTTAGAAATTTCTACCTACACAGGAAGATATCAATTAAATACTCCAGGACCAGGTGCTTCTATGCCATTTATGGAAGACCCTCATTTTCGATTACAAAAATGGGGTGCTAATTACGAATCAGATATGGTAAATCTTGAAAATAAATTAACTGGAAGATCACAATCTTTAAATCGTGATGTAAATACCTATGCTAACTTACCAGAGAAAAATAAATCATATTCATCTTCTTCTGCTTCCACTGAACAAAGTAGAACAATTATGCCAGCTTGGACATTATTGGGCCAAGAGCATCATAGATATGATTATCCTCATTTAGATCCTCAAGAAAATGTATTTTATCCTTTTGAAAATAATACAAGTACCCGAATTTTAGAAAAGGATAACTATGTACGAAATACTTATCATTAAAATATATTTTTTGTAAATTTTATTATAAAAAATATATTGTTGTATATATAAATGGACGCACTAGTAATAGGACTTGTTGGATTAGGAGGTTTATATACTATAGCTAATCAAAATAAAAAAAAAGAAAAGAGAGAAAATTTTAATCTACAAGCAGGAGAGAATGAAAAACCTACTTCTTTTCCTCTTCAAAATAATGATGTATCTGAAAATGTAAATAAGTTTGTGGACCAAGATAAGGCAACAAATAAATATTATAACCAAACTTTATATCAAAAGGAGGTTAAAAAAGATACAAATTCAGGAAGTATGTTACCTGACAATAATACTTTTTCTTCATTGTCAGGAAAAACTCTTGACACTAATGCATTTCAACATAATAATATGGTTCCCTTTTTTGGTGCCAAGATAACCGGAAGACATTCCTATTATGATGGAGATGCAGAGGCAATTTTAGATAATACAAATGGTACTGGCTCGCAGGTATTCAGAAAAGTGGAACAAGCACCTTTATTTAAACCCCAGGAAAATGTACAATGGACTCACGGAACCCCTAATTTTTCTAATTTTTATGAATCCCGTGTTAATCCAGGAAAAGCAATGAACAATACAAAACCTTGGTATGAAGTACGAGTAGGACCCGGTTTAGGAAAAGGATTTGAATCATGTGGATCAGGAGGTTTTAATTCTGGATTAGAAGATCGAAAAGCTTGGCAACCTTACACTGTTGATAGGCTTCGAACAAAAACCAACCCAAAAATTACATATGGTTTAAAAGGTCATGAAGGGCCTGCTAGGTTAAGACAAGGCGATGTAGGTAAAATAGGTCAAGTAAATAAAAATTTACCTGATACTTATTACGATTGGGGACCTGATCGTTATTTTACAACAGGTGGTGTTCAAAAGGACCAAACCGCTAGGCCTATTCAAGAAGTTCATGAAACACACCGTATGGGTACAACCGCATCCTATGAAGGAGCACCAGGAGCAGAAATGAAAAAACAAATGGCTTATGAAAATTATAGCTGTCCTATTAAGCCCCATACATATGGTCAAATTATGGGACATGCTGGTACAAATATTGCTCCTGCATCAGAAGGTGATTATGCGCAAAAAGGATACTCTTCCAAGCCAAATAATCGTATTTCTACTAACGCTAATTCTTATGGAACACCAGGAGGAGGAATTATAAATGCAATAGTGTCTCCATTAATGGATGTATTGCGACCTTCAAGGAAAGAAAACTTTGTAGGAAATATTCGTTCATCTGGAAATGGAACAAAAATAGGTGCTGGTGGTCATCATATATATAATCCAGGTGATCAACCTAAAACCACAATAAAGGAAATGACTGTGAAAGGAGCTCAACATTTGAATGTTCATAATAACAAAACTTATGGGTCTGGATATACAACAAATCCTCAGATTTCAACTGATACACAACGACAAACAACATCTTACCAAGCATATGGAGGACCAACTTCTGCCTATGGAGAAATGTCGGTTGAAGCAACTGCCAATCAAAGAAATAATGATAAGGTTCTTTCGTCTTATGCAGCAACAGGTAATACAAATATGTTTCAAAATGAAATCAATATGAGTACAAATAACAATAAAATTGTAGATTACCAGAGAGATATGGCTCCTTCAAGTATGCCTAATGCTATTCCAAACTCAATGACATATGGACAACTTCATGGAGGACAACAATACCAAGAACCCGAGCGTATGACAGAAGACATTTTAGATGCGTTTAAACAAAATCCTTACACTCATAGTTTAAATACTTCAGTTTAATTATTAAAATAAATTTATAATATAATATGAAAATAAGCGTTTATACAATATTATATTATGATACTCAGTTTTTAGAAACTATTTACAACCATATAGAAAAGTATATTGATGAATTTATAATTGTAGATGGACCTTATTCATATGCCATAGAGACTTTAAAAAAATACAATCTTTTTTATGATGAAAATTCTCGACCCGCTGAATTACTTTCTCTAATTGAGAAATTTCCCAAAATAAAATATCACTATAAAATCTTTCAAAAAGAGGAAGAAAAAAGGATGTACGGATATAATAATTGTAAAAATGATTATGTTTTATTGGTTGATACAGATGAATTTATTAACCTTAATTTAGATAATATTTTATATTTCATGAAAAATAGAAAACAAAAGTATGTTAGTTCTTCTGAGATTTTTAATATGTGTGATTACAATATTAATTTTAATAAACTGAGCAGAAAAAATATTCTTTTCAAAAAAAAAAAAATATCAGCACTTCAACATTTAGATTATTTATGGTTAATTAATTGTAATCAATCAACACCTGTTACAGCTCATATTGAGGAAACAAAACCCATAGGGATTATGTATCATTTAACATTAAATCGCTCCAAGAAAAATACCATTGTTAAATTTATGTTTTATATTTCTCTCTATTTTCATATTCACAATAAGAAATTTCAATTAATAGATAATTACGATGATGAAACAGTTATGAAATTACTAACTATTAATGAATTAAAAGAAATATTTGTTCATAGCAGAATATCTCATATTAATTTACCAGATAACAAACCAGGAAATCTTCTTGAAGAGACTCCTATTCCTAATAATTTACAATTAGAAAAATTTAAAGATAATAAAAAGGATTTTTACTTTACAAATGAAATAAAAGGATTAGTAAATCTTCCCTTATTTTTTTATATTGAGAGAAATAGTAAAAATATACAATTAGTTATTCAAAATGGGAAAAAAATAATAATAAATTTATATTATTATTTCATTGGAAAAAATACTAAAATTGTTAAGAAGGGATTGTTTGAATCATTAAATAATAATTTTATAATAGAAGGAATTAATGTTGAAAACCCAATTTATAAAGTAATTGAAATTAGAGTAATTGAAACTTGCAATGAAGATAAAATATTTACATTAAAAAATATTATCTATACTGAAGCAGAATAAAACTTCCTTTTTATATTTTTCTTTTCATTGTTTTCTTTTTCATTGTTTTCTTTTTCATCATTTTCTTTTTCATCATTTTCTTTTTCATCATTTTCTTTTTCATCGTTTTCTTTTTCTTACCGCCATTTTGAGGCGTCGTTTGAATTGTATCAGTTATTTTTTGGACGCCTTCCATTGTTGATTGTTTTAGAGATTCTAATTGTGTTTTCAATTTTTCTTTCCATGATAATTCAGTTGGAATAGAATCATTATTTGACATTAAATTGGAAAATATTCCTCCTCCAAATGTTCGGAATGACATTTATAATATATATAAATATATTTCTCTTCAAAAAATTCTAAATATTAAAAGTAATATTTTTATTTAAATATAAAATCAAGAAACTATTTATGTTATCGATTCATAATAAAATAAATACTAAATTAGATTATTTTATTGAGAAACAAAAAATTCCCAATATAATATTTCATGGTCCTCCAGGGGCAGGAAAAAGAACATTAACCCTTTCATTTATAGGAAAGATTTACAACAATGATAAAAATGCGATGAAAAAATATTTATTACATATTGATTGTGGTCATGGTAAAGGAATTAAATTTATAAGAGAAGATCTAAAATTTTTTGCAAAAACAAATATAGCGTTTCAGAATGGTGTATTTTTCAAAAGTGTATTATTATTAAATGCTGATAAATTAACTACAGATGCACAATCTGCTTTAAGGAGATGTATCGAGTTATTTAGTCATAACACAAGATTTTTTATTGTTATAGAAAATAAATTTAAACTGTTAAAACCAATACTATCGAGATTTTGTGAAATATATATACCTTTACCGGTTCTTAACAACCAAACTATTAATTTACATGATTTGAAGATTAAAAATGAAATTTATGATAAAAATAAAAAAAAAATTTATGAAATAATAAAAAAAAGTATTAAGGTTTTAGATACCAAACATGATCCTCTTACAATAATAGAATCTGTTGAAAATTTATACGATAAAGGAATAAGTGTAAATAATTTAATTGAATATTTTAAAAATAATTCAGAAAATATTAATTTTGAGATGATTCATAAATGGTCTAACATTTCTAAAGAAATAAAAAATGAAAAAATAATTCTTTTATTCATTTTGAATAATTATTACTTTCGTTCGGATTTGGATTTAGAAAATATATCATTTATGTAAAATGGACGATTACAATTTGAATTCTTTGCAAGAATCTAAAAACGAGTGGGTTTCACGATTAGTAAATATCTTAACTCCATATATTTTAGAAGGTTTTAAGTCGATATTTACAGAATCTTATAAGCTATGTATGGAAAATAATGAGGAAGATAAATATTTAATGACATTCCAAAATTTTATTTCTCGTATTCCAAGATGGAACGAGGATTTAATTGAAAAGGAGGTTCAAAGGATTCAAGAAAAAAGTAATTGTTCTTATATTGAAGATTTAATTACATGTGTTCATGTGATTCAATTAAAAGCACTTACTTGTATTCGCGTTGGACAAAAACAAAAGAAAATAGAATTAGATATTCCAAAATTGAAAGATTTTGTACATAAAGTGTACATTAATGTTGCAAGGAAAATATATACAAATATTTATTTATTTGAACTAAATATTGCTCCATTACAAGTTCAAAAAAATAATAGAGAACTTGAACTAATAATTAAAGAGTGTATATTGGAAACAGTAAGGGAATCAATTCCTGTTGAAAATATTTTAAGATCTTATTTAGAGGAATCAATTGAAGAGGAGGTGATTGAGCCTATACCAGAAGTTGCGTTGATAAAAGAAAACGAAGAGATAAACCCAGTATTGACGGAGACACCTATGGAGGAAAGTAATAATGAAATGGATTTTCAAAATACAGAAACTAAAAATGAAAATAAAGTTGAAGTACCCTCTTTAGATTTACAAATTAACGATTTACCAAAAGTTGAAGATAACGATTTAATTAAATTAAAAGAAGACGATAGAATAAATATAGTAAAAGAAGAATCTCCTTCAGATTTATCATTTTCCGATAAGGTAGAAATTAATACAATTCCAGCAAATGATCCAATGGAAGAAATAAACGATAGTATTAAAATTTATGATGAAAATATTGAAATAAATGTTGATTCATTAGAAAATGGAAATAAAGAAGAAAATTTGTTGGATGATATAGAAATTTTAGCCTAATTCGTTTAACTGTATTTAATCATTTCAAATAATAAATTATATAATGAATAATTTATTATTAGGTATATTTACCTCTATTGTTTTTATAATAATTAAAATACTTTATACTAAATTCGTTGAACAAGAAGAAATGAATATTAAAATGTTATTTAAAGAATTATTTATCATTTTTAGTTCAATTTATGCAGGAATGTTTTTATTAGCACAGACAGAACCATTATTTACATCAGCTGGTCATGTAGCTCAAGTATTCACAGATAAGCCTGAATTTTAATTTTTTTATATAAGTATTTTATGGGAGCTTTAGAAGTATTTGCTGTGCTAGGTGTAATTTCATTAGTTACAACAATAGGAGTTTTTAATTATAAAAAACCGATACAAGAACAAGATACAACCACACAAAGTTTATTTGGAGGAAAGGGACAAAAAAAACAAAAAAAAACACGAAAAATGAAAAAAAATAAAAGAAAAACAAAAAAAACAACTATTTGAACGAAGGTAAAAAATCAATATTAATTATTTTCGTTTTTTTATTAATTTTATTTTTAGAGACTTTATAATCAGAGAAAAGTGAGTTTTTTAATTGATTTTGAGGAGTATGGTTATTTACAATGCGGGCAATCATTTTATATAATTTGAATTCAGGGTATCTATCTGAACCATCCTTTTTATATAAAATACTTTTACCTTTATCATCTGTGCACCATTCTACAATTAGTTTTTCAACTAACTGATAATTTTTTAAAGATTGTATTTCTGTAAAATCGGTAAAAAAGAAATCAAATAAACTACATCCTAACCTGCATAAATCAAACGAGAAATTAGGTTCTAGTCTTGGTTTTTTATCATTAAAATAGGGTTCTGTGTTGTAAAGAGTAGAGGCATCTCCATTTTGTGGATGATAACTATCACTACATATTAATTTACCTTTTACGCGGTAAATAGCTCTACCAAAATCGATTATTTTCCAAATTTTTCCAAATGTTGGAACTTTATAATATAAACTATCGTAACAATAGTAAATATATGGTTTTTCTGTTGAAACATACATAATATTATTGGTATGTAAATCGTTGTGAGTAAAATTAAAGGCCTTTTGATATACAATCAAAGACATAATAACTTGCATTAGTAACCCTGTCCATTCTTTAGGTTCCATACAAGTGGAGGTCATGTATGAATCAAGTGTATCCTCACATTTTTCAAGAAAAATCATATTTACGGGAAAATTTGGTATTTTTACATTAATTTCTTCTTCTTCGTCTGAATCGTCTTCTTCTTCGGAAGAAGTAGAATTTTCTTCACTTAATAAATCCTGAATTTCATTATTTAAATCATCATCTTCGTTATCTGTATGAGAAGACCTAGATGAACAAGAAGTAATACTTTGTAGTTCGTCACATTCTTCATTATCTTCATCGTCACTATTTATTTTCAAGTCATAAATAGTTTCAGAAATATTAATTTCGTTTTGATTTTCAGGGAAAATTTCTTCTATTTCACAAACAGAATTTAAAGAAATCTGAGAATTTATAGATAATTTAGGTTTATTTTTGAGTGAAGATTTTTTATGTATTTGGTCAAAAAAATCAGATTCTAAGGTAAATAATTTATTAATATTTTCATGAAAATGTTCCGAATCCATAACATACTCAATATCATCTGCAACATTATAAATGAATTCTTCTTGATTACATAACAGATTTCCATAACAATCAAGTCCATTTAAAAAATTATAATGATTTAATAATTTGGAAGAAATAAATGAAAAAAAACCATCAACATAGGCAGAATTGTTAGGATCGGTTATTTTATTATAAATATCATTACCATTTAATTTAGGAAGAGTGAATAATTGAGGCGAAGAATAGTCCTTATATTTACCAATTAAGTATTTAGTTGGATCAATAAGAGGAGAATATTTAATAAAAACTTCTTTTTGGATATTTTTTTCATTAGATAAATCTTGTAAAGTGCAAATAAAATGATTATGATTTACTTTTTCTTTAATATTTTCAATTGTAAATGGAGTTAAAAGTTGAAAGTTATTATAATTTGTTTCATTCATTTTAAAAAAATAACTATAGATAGGAATAAAATTTTGAACATTTTTCCAATCAGGATTTTCTAAATGTCTGGTTAGTTCTTTTTTTTTTATATAATCAATTTCCATTTTAATGTTAAAATATTAATTTGTATTTATTTTAACTTATATTCGTTGTCTTTTCTTCATTAATATCTAATTGTTATTTATTTATGACTTTAGAATTAAAGAAATTTAATATGAAAGCAATAGAATTTAAGCCCAACGAAAATAAAGGTCCCGTTATTGTTTTAATAGGTAGGAGAGATACAGGAAAATCATTTCTTGTAAGAGATTTATTATATTATCATACAGATATTCCTATTGGTACAGTCATTTCTGGAACAGAGGCGGGAAATGGTTTTTATAGTTCTCATGTTCCCAAATTATTTATTCATGATGAATATAATACAGGGATAATTGAAAATATCCTAAAACGACAAAAAACTGTACTAAAACAAATGAATAAAGAATATGCTGCTTATAAAAGGTCCAATATTGATCCGAGAGCATTTGTGATTTTAGATGATTGTCTATTTGATAATTCATGGACTAAAGATAAAATGATGAGATTATTATTTATGAATGGAAGGCATTGGAAAATTATGTTAATTATTACCATGCAGTATCCATTAGGAATACCTCCCAATTTGCGTACCAATATTGACTATGTATTTATATTGAGAGAACCATATATAGCCAATAGGAAAAGAATATATGAAAACTATGCAGGTATGTTTCCAACATTTGAATCATTTTGTCAAGTAATGGATCAATGTACTGAAAATTATGAATGCCTAGTTATTAATAATAATGCCAAATCAAACAAATTGTATGATCAAGTATTTTGGTATAAAGCTGAAAATCATCAAAATTTCAGATTAGGATCTAAAGAATTCTGGGAACTCTCTAAAAATATTAATTCAGATGATGAAGAAGAAATGTATGATCCCAATTCATCTCGTAAAAGAGGGGCCGGTCCAAGAATAAATGTAAAAAAGAATAGATGGTAATTACATTTATTAATCTTTGTTTTCATCTGTGTTTTCATCTGTGTTTTCTTCAGGTTTTTTTACAAACAACTCTTTTACTGAAGTTATAATCGATTTACCACCTTTACATTTGTCATATTCGTTAATAAATTCCTTACAAAGATGAGTTCCTTTATTGAGATCAACACAGTCATTCATCTTTTCATACAAGTCCTTACAATTATCGTCCTCCATATAATATTATCATTTAAATAATATTATACAAAAAATTTTATTTATTTTTTTTATGATGATTCCAAAACTGATCCCTCACTAGTAGCTACATTATCACCCTCAAACATTTCTTTCTTTACATCTGCAACTGAAATCTCTACATTTTCCCCTTGAGTATTAATACTATACAAATTTCCATTCTCGTCAATATTTTGTGTCAATTTGTTTCCAGATTCTTGGGCTAACTTTTTATTTTCCTCAATAGCCTTTTCCTTAGTTTCACGAACACGCTTGTCAAATTCGCGCTTAGCATGATCCTCATTTTTCTTTTTCTCTTGCATAAGTTGATTCAATTCTTCTTCTAAATGTTCGACTCTACCTGTTTTGTAAGCATTAGGTTCCCAGGGCATCCACATACCAACAGGACCAACAAACACATCATGGTGGGGATCAGCTTCACGCAAAAGTTTGCATCGCAACTCTGCTTCTGCCTGGGATTCAAATACTCCTCTAACTTTAATACCTCTTACTGAAGTTTGAAAATTATTTTGAGTATTAAAATCTTCATCAATTTGATCTTCATTTGCATCCATAAAATTTTTATAGTCGTCGCTTAGTGTAGTCTCTCCCATCTTCGCCTTCTCTTCTTGGCAAAATTCCTCAAAATCCTTTGAAAGAGAAGCAAAATTCAAATTATATTTATAAGATACAAAGTTAAGGAATTGCATATACTTCTCACAACTTTTATGTAAATCCCAATTTTCAATAAATTTATTAAACATAAAAATCTCTTTGTTTTTAATCACATTTTCAGGAGAAACGAAAGAAATACAAGTAAATTTTTGACCGGCTATTGCTTTATCTTCATCGAGTAAATCAATGTATTTAGGATTCATTGATCCATCTGAGTTTAGTTTTTTTTCAAAAGAGGACATACTATGTATTTATTTTAGTAATGATTTTATACCTTTTTTTATATAATATATTATTTTAATTATATATATAATGAATCAGATGTTTGATTTAGCTGAACTTCTCCGAAGAGCTGTAAAATACTTAGTCGAAGGCTTACTTGTTGCTTTAGCTGCCTATGCTATTCCTCAAAAAGCTTTGCGTATGGACGAAGTCCTACTAATTGCCCTTACTGCTGCTGCCACATTCTCAATTCTTGATACCTATGTTCCATCCATGGCTGTTTCCGCCCGTTCAGGTGCAGGTTTCGGTATAGGTGCCAATCTTGTTGGCTTTCCTAGAATGTAAATAAAAAATATTTAAAGCTATAAATACCATTATTATAGCTTTAAATGGAAGAGTGGATTGAAGATATAAACAAAAATATATATGATAAAGATGATCTTCCAGGAATCCATCGTGTGGAACATTATCTAAATTGCAAATATAAAATTCAATTTAATTTTTTGGCAAGTCATTTACATAAGGATCCTTTATCATATTTAGGAGATAAAACATTAATTGAACCTAGACATTCGGGATTTATTTATAGTAACAATTCATTTATGATTATATTTCCAAACGAAGGAGTAAGGATTAGCTGTTTACAAGGATTTATAAATACCGTACCTTATTTAAAACAAATATTCTCTGGAAATTGGAAAGACAAAACATTACANTTATCATTCAAAGATGGATTATTAGATAAAGATATAAATGGACCTTTATTATATATTTGTTATAGTCCATTAGAAATGTTTATTTATGACAAAGTGCCAGAAAAAATACAGAAATCGCGTACTTTTAATCAAATTACCGATTTAAATATTGATTTCAAAGATAATTATTATATACATAATGATTTATTAGGAAGTATTTGTAATTCAATTTATAGTTGATTTTTATGTAAAAAATTTTCATAGTCTTCTCTATAATTTTTAGTTAATTCATCGTACTTGGTAATAAAATTCCCATCTCTAAATTTAGAGTATATAGTTTCAATTACTTTTTTATCTTCACATAATGTTTTTTCCATCATTTGTTCGGAAATTTTATCAAATATAAAATCCACAGGAGGGAATTTATAATACCAATTATTTCTATACGCTTTTACAAACAATCGAGTTTTATTATGGCCTATAGGAAGTGCTGAAGTAACAATTGTATTAACAAAATTTCCAAATCTCACACGAGCAACTGTATGATGTGGTAATATATACTCATTCTCAACAGAAAGTTCATTAATCTTAAAAATTTTAGAAGCAACTGAATCTTGGCCAGATAAATATTCATAAATTACCTTTTGGTGGCCAAATTCAATTAGTTCCTTTTTTTCAGTCAGAGGTAATGGATTTTTTTTATTCCCAAAGCTATGAACTTCTGATATATGTAAAATATCTAAGGAATTTTCTGTAACAGTTCTTGCATCCATATCAAAATCTTTATATAAATATACACATTTAAAATTTGGATCGTAGGCTTCTGGTTCTACCCAAATGGTACTTGAACTTACTCCTGAATTTCCTGATATTTCGTAAATTGGCTTGTTATGAATATATACCCAATCATGAACACATGAAATTTTGTAATGTGGAACATCAGTTTTTAAATTAAAATTATCATTATTTCTTAAAACAGATTGTCCAGGGGTTTGGACCAATCTACCTTTTTTATTAAACTTAAATGTATGATAAGGACAAACTACGCAATTCGTGGCTTTATCAATTCTTCCTTCCGACAGCGAAGCTCCTCTATGAGGACAAACATCATAAATTCCTGAAAATTGATTATGTTTATTTTTCCAGACTGTTATTGGATTATTGTTAATTATAATCCTAACAGGGGTATCAACTGGGAAATTATCATTTCTTCCGATTACATACCAATTCGGGTTAAAACCCAGTACTGATTTTAAGAAAAATAATAATATAAAAAACATAATATATTATT